TCAGACCATGCTCAACTTCGATAGCATTCTCGGTGAGCCACTCATCGGCAACATACTCAAGATATGCATCGAGTCTTTCAACGAGCTCTGCCTTGACTTCGACCAGGTTCTCAGTGAGAGCCTGCTCATACTCGGCAGCAAGAGCTTCTTGGATTTCACCAATCTTAGCAGTCAGAGCAGCTTCGAAAATTGTCTTTGCTTTCTCTTGGAACTCTTCAGAGAGCTCCTCACCACCGAACAGAGCAGCAAGGTCTTCATCAACATTGATGACCTCTTCTTCGGCTTCCGCAACAACCTCTTGACCATCTTCCAGTTCTACGTCGTCACCAGCGGCAACATACTTAGGAGCAGATGGCATGGGTTCGGCAGGCTTAGCACCCTTATTAACGATATCCTTAACTGTTGCCAGAGAAGGAGCTTTCAGTGCGGCAGAGCCGTCGTCGGACCTATAGTTATAAGGGGTTGGACCTCCAAGATCTTCTACTGTGCCTTGGGCAACAGTATAAGAAGCTTTCTTAGATGCATCCATTGGCTCAGCAGGCTTCGCACCCCTTGTTACGGGATTTTCCATTTCTTGTAAATCTTTACCAGCGGACATTTTTCGATTTCTCCGATTGATTGATCTAGTGATAATCTGTATTTATTTATAAATTATAGATTTGATAAGAAGTTATTGAATAATCTCAACTTATTCTCCTCAAGTCTTCTTTGGTCAACGAGTGTGTTGATTTGCTTGTAGGTTTTCTCTGCATATTTTTCACGGAGAATACCACCGTCCCATACCCACTCTTTACCTTCCATAATGCCATTGACAAATGCGTCAGGTGCGGAAGGATCAGCAACGATATCAGCAGCAGTGGCAAGCATAAAATCTTCACCGACAACCTTGATACCATTACGGTCTTCTCTCAGAGAACCCATGCCTCTGGAAGAAACACCAAGTTTTACCCCTTCATCAAGAAGAGACTTGGCAATGTTACCCATAGGGGTAGACAGAATCTGTGCTCTACCAATAAAGTTAGTGCCTTCCTGTCTCAGAGAAGTAATCTTGTGGGAAACACGGTCAAGGTTGATGGAAGGACCATCGGGGTGACCGAGTTCACCAAGAGCACGACCTTTTTGAACGAAGCTCTCGTTGTAACGACCGACTTCTCTGGCAAGAGTATCGCAAGGATACATTCTTCCGTTACGATTCTTGATATCTCCCTGAAGGAAGATACCTTCAATGTAGAGGTGCTTTTGACCGTTGCGTTGCTCAACGATTACCTCTACACTTTCGATTTCTTCTCTGATAAGTTTCATTTGTTTATCCAGTGAATCCTACTTTTACACCTCTAAGTCCTGCCGCACTGGCAAAGACTGTGTGTGATGCTACTTTTTCAAGATACTCTACGGTGCCACCTGGCATGGTAAATGTACCAACACCTGTACCACCTCTGGTTTCTTGAACTGTTACAACAATATTGGTAGATGCTGTAGTATTGACCAACCTAACAAGAGTGGCTTCGGTGAAACTTACACCTGTGCCAGCAGTTGTTGGTAGATCAAGTTCATCTGCCTTTAATAAAGTTCTGTTGCTCATCAGTCCTCCTCGGGTTCTACTTCAGTTTCATCTTCAGTTTCACCACCAAAGAGAGAATTAGCAACGACTGGTCTCAAAGCATCTACTCTTTCAGCAGCTTTGCTGTAGAGAGCATCTTTGATTTTGTCACTAATTTCAGACGCAGAAGAATCAGTGGCAATAAGATCAATAACGTCTTCCATGTTTTAAATACTATTGTCTAACGATTATTTATATTACGCCAACATCCAGATCAGTATCCGTCATATCGTTTCCTCTTTGACGGACATTTTCTTCAGGTGGTTGTTGACCTTCGGGTGCCATTCCAGGTTCCATTTCTAGCATCTGCTCATTGGGATCTGGAATGATACCACGTTCAATTTCATCTTCAATCTGAGCATCAATCTCAATGATCTCTTGATCCTTCTGCTGAAGAACCTTTCTGCGGACATACTCAGTAGAGTAGTATCTGCCAACATAAGGTTCAACTTGCTGCAGCAGGGCAAGTCTATTGGTAAGAAGTTCGTTCTCTTTCAGTTCGGCAAAGTGATTATCATAAAGATAATCGAACTGAATGTGCTCAGACATCATCTCCCAATCTTCTGGGGTGACAATATTCTTGAGAAGAAGTTGAGTCTTCAGCATATCCAGGAACAGATTGCTGAATCTCTTACGCAGTCTTCCAACAAACTTACTGAAGGAAAGTTCGTCACGGAGAATCTCGGAAGAACGACCCAGGTTGAAACCATCACCAGAACCAGGCATTCTGGATTCGGGAACACCCAAAGATCTGTAGAGTTTCTTCTGGAAGTATTCAATATCAGCAAGTTCACCTAAGTTTTGACCACCAGGCAGAGTGGTGATTTCAGTGCCACGTCCACCTTCTCTTCTGGGCAGCCAGAAATCTTCCAGCATAGACATGTACTTCTTGTCATCACGAATCTCACCAGTGGTGGCATTGTAAACAAGTTTGTTGCGGTAACGATTCATTACGTCACGCAAATATTGTTCTGCCTTTACCTTAGGAAGATTACCAACGTCAATGTAGAAAATACGACGTTCTGGAGCACGAGACAATCTGTAGATGACCAGAGAGTCTTCAATCATTCTCAGTTGATTGAGAGACTTGATTGCTTTCTGCAGATAAGAAAGAACGGTGTGACGATTTCTATCTACCAGACCAGAGGTACAATAGGAGATAGAATCTCTAGCAATCTTAACTCCCTTGGTTCCACCACCGTAGGTAGGAACTGTGGTTGGATAGTTGATCTTGGGAGTATACATGAAATACTCCTCCATCTCAGGGAATACTACCCTTTGATTTTCGGCAATATTGGCATTATTGAAAAGGTCAGCTCTATCTTTATTCTGATCTTTTTCCTTTCTAACATAACGCATCTTCAGTGCGTCAATGTATCTTACCTCTTGAATACCATCCTGAGGTCTCTTAAGGTCAATGACTTTGTGGTAGTAGATTCTACCATCAACATACCAGTTACGAAAGATTTCGTGTGCCTTCTTGTCGAAATCTAACAGATCTTTGATATGCTTGAATTCTTTTCTAATCTTATCTTTGATACCGTCACTTGCTTTCAGATTATTAAGATCAATCTCAACTGGAGAATCATCAAGGTCACTAACGATAGCTTCATTAACTACGTTTTCGATTGCTTGATCGCACTCTGGATGAAGTGCCATCTCACGATATCTACGAATAAGTTCATACTCACTTCTATAAACACCCTCAAGATCAATGGTCTGACTACCGAAAGCCGTGGATACGTAAAAATCAGCCCCATCCTCGTTTGTCGGGGGGACGGGACTGACTATACTTTTAGATTTATCCTCGTTGTCCTCAATAGAGAAACCAAAGAGCCTTGCCATATTAAAGTGTGCGTTCTATTCTCCTATTTATCAGGCAATCGCACCACCGTTTCCAACAGCTTCCCACCACTGAACCTGAAGTTCTACATCAAACTCTTCGATAGCATCGGTACTATCATAAGAGAGTGTAATGGCAGAAATGTTTGTTGGCCAAACTCCATGGAACTGATAACTTCTCAGGATAGGCTGATCAACAGCACTTTCTTGAGCAGAACCAGCACCACTTACTGGAGCACGACCAAGTTGGTGAACAATAGCATCTGTCTGATAATCAACTGGGTTTGTGTTACCAGAGTTATCAGATACCTTAGCAATAGAGTTCATCCATCTTTCGAAGGAAGAACGGATTGCGAAGTCGGTATCGTTGAGAACTGTAACTGTCCAGACATCAAACGTTCTATCACCTGCGATTTTCAGTTGACGACCTCTGAAAGGAACACTGATAGGAGTGATGATAGAAGCAGGAAGAGCAGCACCTTTTACAAGGAATCTTGCTTTCGACTCAAGATCGTTGACACTAGGATCAACTACATCGTCGGGGAAAGAAAGAACAACCTCAAAGAGGTTAGGTCTGGCGATACCACCAGACAGTCTGCTCTTAAACCTATCAATGGTTCGGTCAGATGTTTTAGGGGGATTCTGTTGTCTAATTAAGTCCGCCATCGGTTTGTTACCTCTTTAAATTATACTCCGAGAACTTCGTCAAAACTGACACCCGTGCGAGTGGCAACGAAAGTCAGACCGATGAAGTTGATGGAACGATTGGGTTTGATGTAGATATCGGCAACAAATTCATTGTTATCGATCACAGCAGCAGTGTTGTTCGTTTCATCGCACTTGACTACAAAGTCAGTAATACCTCTCTTCGCTTGAACATCACGGAGGAAAGGCTCAACGATGCTAACGAAGTTTGTTCTTGTGATCTCATCGTTGAACTCAAACATTTGATCTCTGGCAGCTGCCGAGATTGCTCTCTCCAGATAGATGAACAAACGACGAACGTTGATTCTATCAAAAGCAGAAGCTCTTGCCAGACCTGTCTTATCACCAAAGAGAACAATACCAGATCCAGGGGAGAATACGATGGGGTTGATTCTATTAGAATACAGAACGTCTCTTTGTCCCTTGGTTGGGTTGTATGCCAACTTAACGGCATTCAGAATAGCACCTCTCAGAGTTCCAGCAGGTGAGAACCATGGGAAGTTGTTGATGTCATTTCTAGCACATGTACCAGCAATGTCTCCGTTCATTGGGATATAACGGAAGGTATCACCAAATCTGTCGTAAGTGTACTTATAGGAACTATCGAACACCGCATAAGAAGACGATGTGATAGCAGAGTAGTAACTTACCAGATTATCAGTGATTGTTGCGGCAGAGTTCAAAGAAATGGAAGCACCATCAGCAAGGAATGCCTGACGATAAGGAGAAACGAATGCAACTACATCCTTTCTCTCTTCAGCAATAGCAATGATCTTTTGAGCAACTGCTTGAGTCTCTTCCTTACCATGAGCACCAGATCCCATCAGCAGGAAGTCGATGTCATACTCATCGGGATTCTCGAACAGGTCGTAACCAGCTGCAAGATCACCGACGTTAACGTCAAGACCAGAGTTGGTTGTGATGCCAGTTGTTCCACCGTAGTTCTTACCACCAGCAAGAGTTACAGTGTTGCTGCCATAACCATCGAATACAATGTCAGCAGCTTTCTGATCCCAACCACCATCAGCAAACAGACCATAACCAGTTCCAGCATTAGCAGCAAAACCAGTTGTGGTTACACCCAGAGGTTGACCACCACCGAAGATGTTTGTGGAGTTAAACTGTAACCAGTTTCTCCAGTATTGAGCAGTACCAGCAGAGAACTCGGCATCGGTTGCCTTAGACAGGCTCAGATGCTTCTCAAGAATAGTACCAGCATTGCCAGTTACTTTTCCGAGATCGTCATATACTACAACGTGAACCTCATCGTTTCTGGCATTTCTGTCAGAACCATAAGCAGTGGTAGTTGGTCTCTCAGCAACTCTGTTCCACTTGACATTGCCAGTGGTCAGTGTGATTTCTTGCTGATCGAACCAATCTTGCTGAGCAGTGTAGGTAGAGATTCCCATCAGGGAACCATTGTTATCGAAGATATACAGACCAGTTGCAGAATCGGTTCCAGAAGTTCCAACACCAGCATTAGCAAATCTGTAAGTACCACCTGGTTGATAATCAACTGCAGTTACTGTTCCAGCAGCAGAAACGTGGTGAGTAAACTTAACTTCCAGACTTGTGCCAGCACCAACGTTGGTGACAAGACCTTTGAAGTATCCATCAAGAACGGAAGTTGTTCCAGCACCAGCAACAACTGTGTTGGCAGGAACTTTCTGACTTACACCGTAACCGACAGAAACGGAAGTACCAGAGTAACCAGCAAGAATCTGATCAGACTTGCCATCAATAATGGCAACCTTGATTCCGTTGGACCAAGAACCAGGGTTTCTAGCAATGACAGTTACACCAGAAATGATGTTAGTATCATATCCGTTGTTTACATAGTCATCAGCACTCCTGATCTTGACTGTTGTGGCAGTACCAACAAGACCGTTGCTTAATCCAGAGTTATCAGATCTTACTACTCTCAGTACCCCACCATAGGCAAGATAAGAAGAAGCAGTGTACCAATACTCGTAGTGATTGTTTGCTGCGTATGGTTCACCGAAAACGTTAAGCAGGTCTGCTTCGGTTTCGATTAATGTGGGAATTTCTACTGGTCCCTTCTCAAAGGGTGCTACGATAC